GCAACTCCGTGCTGCAACGTGAAGGTGAAACTCACCGTTGACGGCCCGCTCAAGTGGGCGCGCCACTGCCTTGGCGCCGGCTGCCACAACGTCTACGACGTGAAGATCGTCGACGGCCAGCTTCAGTGGACGCTCAGAAAACAGCGGAGGGCCGCATGAAGCAGCGCGTCGTTGAAGTCGTGAAGGTCCCCGTTCCAGAAGGAACGACCGTCGACCTTTCGCTCGAGCAAGCAGCTGCCGCGCTCGGAATGCACGTGCGGTCACTGCAGCGAAAGATGCGCGCGGGCGCCATCGGCTACTACCGCGGCACTTCGCGGCCGACATTCAGCACCGCGCATCTCGACGCCTATCGCCAGCAGCACGAAGTCCAGCCAATGAAAAAGCGCCTCAGCCGCTGACACGGCACGACGAGGCGCAAGGGAAAGGAATCCGGCAATGAATTCCAAAGCGATCATCGACGAAAGCGAGTTTGGCGTCAACGTTGTCCCGCTCGTTCCGACACGACATCTGACGGAAGACGAGGTCGACGAGATCGAATCGCTCATCGGCCGCGCTGCGAAGCGCGACTCGCGGACGTACACACCGACGTCGGATCTCTCGATCAACGACATGGCCGCAATCGCGATCGGTATCGCGATGGTGAACCATCTCGGCCAGGCGTTCGATCTATCCGAGCGTCAGTACACGCATCTCTTCTGGTACTACGTCGACGTCCTGAACCTCTATCGCACGTCGGAGGTTCGCCGTGGATAACGTCGCGCGCTTCAGCCCCGCGGAGATCGCGTTTCAGAAGGATCTCAATCGCCACACAATCACCGAACAGCAGAAGGAAATCTCGCATCGTGATCGCGAGATCGTCCTTCTCAAGCGTGAGCTCGACATCGTCCGCGAAGCGCTCGCGGCTCGCGACGCAGCCATCGAAGAGATCGAAGCGAGGCGGCTCGCCTTCCTCTTCGACAACTTCGAAGTGACCGTCGACGACGAAACGGGGAAGACGCTCTTCTCTCTCTACGAGAACGGTCGCTGCAGCGAGCTCGCGCGATCCATCCATCGTGTGATGCGTGGCAAGGATGTCGTCCATCGGCTCTGCCCGCACTGCGATCGCGAATCGTGTCTTGGCTGCGTCAGCCCGCGCGCGACGCGTCCTGATGAAGAAGCGGTCGAGGAAGTCTTCTGCGACTTCCAGCGGGGGATCCGATGAGCGAATTCTTCGGTCCCTCCGATTCCTATTACGAAGAGCCTCCGGAGGCTTGCCCGGAGTGTGGGGGAGTGTCACGCCACAGCTCCGATTGCGAGATCGGCTACGAGCTCCGCGTCGACGAGTTCGAGGACATGGCTGAAGCCGAATCGTCCTGGTGGCAGAACGTCGGAGAGTCGCTTCTGAACTTTCCAGACGAGGACCTCTTCTCATGAACGAGCTCCTCTACTTCTGCGCCGGGATGCTCATCGGCATCGTCGTCTGCATCTGCGTTGCGCTCGCGCGGTCGCAATGGCCAACGCACAGACGGCGCCGCGAACGTCGGCCGATCCCTCTGCAGCGAGTCACAGACCTTCAAAGCACTTTTAAGCGGTAACGGGGAGCCGCGAACAAATCCCCATCAGAAAGGAGTCACATCGAAATGGCACTCAGAGGAAAGAAACCCACCGCAGTCGAGAAGCGTTTCAAGATGCTTCTCTTCGGGCCCGCCGGCGTCGGAAAGACGATCGCGTCGATCCAGTTTCCGAAGCCGTATCTGATCGATACGGAACGCGGCGCCGAACATGACGCGTATGTGAAGTTGCTCGATCGCGCAGGCGGCGCGTACTACGCGACGAACGATCCCGACGAACTCATTTCCGAAGTTCGTTCGCTGCTCTCGGAACGCCATCCATACCGCACGCTCGTCATCGATCCGCTCACGCCGGTCTACAACGACCTGCTCGACAAGTCGGCCGCGATGCTCATCACCGACAACGATCCGACCGGTACCGCGTTCTCGCGGCACAAGGGGCTTGCCGATCGGAAGGTAAAGCATCTGCTGAACCTCCTTACGCGTCTCGATATGAATCTCATCATCACGAGCCACGCGAAAGCTCGCTGGGAGCGCAACGGAACGCAGATCATCGAGGTCGGCCAGACGTTCGATTGCTACGCGAAGCTCGACTACCTCTTCGATCTTGTGTTGGAGCTCGAGCGTCGCGGGACCGATCGCGTTGCGATCGTGCGGAAGTCGAGGCTCGATGGGTTTCCGCTCGATACGGTAATCCCGTTTTCGTACGACGAGATTGCCGAGCGCTACGGCCGCGCCATCCTCGAGCGCGATGCCGTGCCTGTCCCGCTCGCATCGACAGAACAGTGCGCGAAGCTTCGCGAACTGCTCGCCGAACGAAAGAACGGCGACGAGCTTCTCGACAAATGGCTCGACAAGTCGCAGAGCGCGTCGATCGAAGAGATGCCTGCGGACGTCGCTCAGAAGTGCATCGACTTCCTGGTGAGCGGAAATGCGAAGGCAGAACCCACCGCGGCGTGAGCGTCCGAGTCGCGCTCTCGTGAGTGCGACTCTCGCCATTTACGCCGGACTGAAAGAGACGAAGAAGGAGAACGACATGTCATTCGAGTACGACCCAGAGGACGCAAGCTCCTCGTGGCCAAAAGCGAGCTACGAAGCATCGATCGAGAAAGTCGAAGAGACGATCTCGAAGAAGAGCGGCGATCCGATGTTGATCGTTCGCTACAAGATCTACGGCGGTCCCGGCGGATCCACTCAGGACTTGGCCGACTACATCACCAATCCGCCGAAAGGCTCGGGCCGCAAGGGCAGCCTCTACAAGCTGCGCAGCATCGCGATGGTCGTCGGCCTCTACGAGGAGTTCCAGTCCGGCAAGCTGCGTCCGAAGCAGCTCGTCGGTAAGAACCTCGTGGTGAACCTCGGTCAGCGAATCGATCCGCAATACGGCGACTCCAACACGATCGAGTCGTACGGGAAGCTCGAGCGGCCGATGGCCATCGCTGGTGCTGCGGGCGCCGGCGACGACGAGGAAGTTCCGTTCTGACGAAGCCGCGCCGCTCCGGCGCTGCGCCTACACACGGCGCCGGAGCGGCGGGACTGAAGGATTCAACATGGCAAAGAGACTACTCACGGACGAAGAGATCGCAACTCTGATCGACGTCGCGAACGCGAAGATCGAAGAGATCCTGGCTGACGGCTCGATCGATGCCGTACCGCGCAGGGAAGCGCTTGCGAAGTTGTTCCGCGCGTCCGACGCGATCAGCCGGATTCGCGACGGCCGGAAATCGAAGACCGCCAAACCGAAGGGGAAGGCCGACAAGGCCGACAAGCCGCGTGCCGGATGGACGCCTGACGAGACGGATCACGCAGGAGCCACGGCGTGATTCGGCGCGCTCTCATTCTGGACACCGAGACGACGGGCGTCGCTTCGACGGACTCGGTCATCGAGCTCGGACTCGTCCTCTATTCGGTAGAGCACCAGACGACACTGATCCAGTTCTCGGCGCTTCGACGGTGTACGACCGGCAACCCGGCTGCGCACATCAACCGCATTTCGCCGGCGGCACTCGCTGATTTCGATCTCGCGCTCGATTGCGACTCCATCGCGCTCGACCTCCTCGCCCCGGCTGATGTTGTCGTCGCTCACAACGCTGCATTCGACCGTCAGTTCTTCGACGGTCCATGGCACGAGAAGGACTGGCTGTGCACGCAGACGGACTTTCGCTGGCCGGCCCAGACGCGCGCGAACGAGTCGCTCGTGTCACTCGCGCTCGCACACGGCATTGGCGTCGCCTCAGCTCATCGAGCACTCACCGACTGTCAGCTGATCGCGTCGCTGTTCGATCGGATGACAGACCTGCAGGCGATGTTCGCCACGGCGATGCGTCCGAAGAAGCTCTATCGCGCAATCGTCGAATACCCACAACGCCAGCTCGCGAAGGATGCGGGCTTCCAGTGGAACGCGCCAGGATACGAAAAGATGTGGACGCGTCGCCTGACACCGGAAGAAGCAGCCGCGATGCCGTTCTACGTCGCTCCGATCGCGGAGGTGGCGAGTGTCCGGTAAGCCGAACTGCTCCAACTGCGGTCAACCGTACGCCGATCATCTGTGGCGTTCGTCCAAGGGCGCGTGCAAGCGACCGCTGAATGGTCGCAAGACGTTCTACCTCGACCCGACAAAGAGCGCACCCATCTCCGCACCAAAAGGTGGCGCGGCATGACGAAGTTCAATCTCGCGGCGGCGTCCGGATCTCCGCAACAAACCACCTGCACGATCCCACCGACCCGGCCAGGGCGATCGACACAGCCGCCCGATCGTCCTGGCCATCTCCATCGGATCCGGCCCGTCGAGGTGATCGAACTGCTTTCCGAAGTGGTGGAGCAAACCACGCGTCGCGACGGGGTCCTGGCTGAGATCGGATTCATTCAACCGTTCCGCTTCGACACGTCACAGCGGTACCGGTTGCGAGTCGATTGCGAGTGGCACGGCGCACTCGTCCCTGGCCGTGCCGGCGAATGCCCGAAGTGCATGCCTATCGAAGAAGGAGAGCGAGCTCTCGGTCGCGTGCTACGCGGCCCGCGCGATTACACCGACTACATACGCGACAGCAGCATCGATTGAACGCCCACGCGAGCGCTCGTGCTCATCGAGTCTTCGCGCGGTCGGTCCATCAAGACATCCGAAATGAAAAGCCAGGGAGGGCATCAATGGCAAAGGAACCGCTGAAGTACTGGAAAGCAGATGAGGTCCAGGCGATCGCTGATCGACTGATCTCTCGGTATCACCTTCATCTCGAGGGCGAAGCGATCATCTATCTCTTCCGCTCCGAACATGCGGAGTCGAATGGCCGCATTGAGTTGGGCAAAGCATTGAAGGTCAGTGGACGCAACGCGTATCTGGCGATTCGGGATCAGCTCGAGCAGATAAATAGCGTTGACGACAATCCTGACGAAAAGGAAGAAGCGCCTCCGATCAAGCTGATCGAAATCGCCTTCGACGTCTGGAAAACGCTGAATGTCACGCAGCGTGAAGCGCTCGTTGATCACGAGCTCTGTCATTTCGGTCCTGATGGGATGCGTGGCCACGACGTAGAGGAGTTTCGCGCCGTCATCGATCGTCACGGTCTGTGGCGACCGGAGATCGAGCTGATGGCCGCCACCATCGCACAACAAAAGCTTTTTCCCGATGGTGAGGCGGATGTAGAGCGCCGCGTCGCGAGCGATCCCAAGGTGCGCAAGGCCATTGACGATATCCGACCGAAAAAAGGGAGCGGCATCGACAAGGTGACGATTTCTACGCCCGGCCGGAAACCGGTGACTCTCACGGCAAAGGATTGATCTGATCGTGCGCCAGCTCAGACTTCTTGGAGTCGTGTCCTGCGGACTTCTGCCCGGCGAGATCGGTGTCGATCTTTTCGCTGGTGGCGGCGGCTGGTCGGAGGGTTTTCAGTGGGCGACCGGCGTGCCGCCCGCGGTCGCTGTGAACCACGACGAAAACGCGATCGTGATGCACACCGCGAATCATCCTGAGACTGAGCACCATCACGAGGACGTTTTTGAAGTGGATCCGTTGAAGGCCACACGCGGCCGCGTGGTTGGCTGGCTGCATCTCAGTCCGGACTGCACGCACTTCAGCCGCGCGAAGGGCGGCAAGCCGCGCTCCCAGAAGATTCGTGCTCTGGCCTCGGTCGCACTTCCATGGGCGAAAGCCGTGTCGCCGCGGATCATCAGTCTCGAGAATGTCGCGGAGTTCGTGACATGGGGACCACTGGACAACGACGGGCAGCCGATCAAGTCGCGCGCCGGCGAAACGTTTCGCGAGTGGGTGCATGAACTCGAGCATCTCGGGTACGCAGTTGAGTGGCGAATTCTGAATGCGGCGGATTACGGCGCGCCGACTTCCAGGAAGCGACTCTTCCTCATTGCACGTCGAGACGGACAGCCGATTTGCTGGCCGAGGCCGACGCACGGCAAGGGGAGAAAACCGTATCGCACGGCCGCCGAGTGTATCGACTGGTCGATTGCGATTCCTTCGATCTTCGATCGGGCTAAACCGCTCGCGGAAGCAACGGAACGACGAATCGCTGAAGGCATTCGACGTTACGTGCTCAAGGCGAAGCGGCCGTTCCTCGTGAACCTCACGCACGGTGGTCGTCTCGAATCGATCGACGAGCCGTTCAGCACGATCACGGCTGCGCATCGAGGCGAGAAGGCGGTCGTCGCACCGACCCTCATCCAAACCAGCTACGGAGAACGTCATGGTCAATCACCGCGTGTTCTCGACCTACACAAGCCACTGGGTACGGTCGTCGCCGGTGGGCAGAAGCATGGATTGGTGACGGCGTTCCTCGCGAAGCACTACGGCGGAGTGGTCGGCCAGGAGATCGAAAAGAACCTCGGCACGATCACGGCGAAAGATCATCACGCGCTCGTCGCGTGTCACATCGAGTCGATGTACAGCAACTCGAAAGGCCGACCGATCGACGAACCTACACCAACGCTCACGGCACAGAGCAATCATCACGCTGTCGTCGCTGCGTTTCTCGCGAAGTATTACGGTTCGAATCGTCACGGCCAGGCGATCGACGACTCCTTGCATACGATTTCGGCGAAGGCCCGCTTCGGTCTCGTAACAGTGACGATCGACGGAGAAGAGTTCGTGATCGTCGACATCGGAATGCGGATGCTTCAGCCGCGGGAGCTCGCTCGAGCTCAAGGATTTCCGGACTCCTACGTTCTCACCGGTACCAAGACGCAGCAAGTAGCGCGGATCGGCAACAGCGTGTGCCCACACGTCGCGAAGGCGATCGTCAGCGCAAATCTCGATATCAGGGTTACGGCGATTGACGAGGCGGCTGCATGACCTGGCGCGCACCGATTACGAAGCGTCCCTGCCGAGACTGCGGGAACGAGATCGAAGCACGCCACGCAAAATACTGCGATGAATGCCGCTGGCGTCATCGGATCAAGCCGGCGAAGTACAACTGGACGCCGGAACGCGATGCGTGGCTTCGGCGCGAATGGGATGGCAACGATCGAGGCAGGGCCGCGCAGATCGCGAAGGCCTTCGGTTGGCCGCAATGGGTGCTTTCGAAACGTGCTCGCACGCTTGGACTCACTCGGCCACGCTACCGGAAAGAGTGGTCATCCAACGAGACGGCCTTTCTCACCGAGCATCTTGGAAGCCGAACAACGATCTGGATTGCGAGGAAGCTCGGACGAACTGAAACCTCCGTTGTTCTTCGCGCGAAGCGTCTTCACCTCAGCCGAAAAATCGATAACGGGTACAGCTCGCGCGCCGTCGCGGAAGGATTCGGCATCGATTCTCACGCTGTGCTCTCGTGGATCCGCCGCGGTTGGTTGAAGGCGTCTCGCGGGCAGATGTTCGGGCCACACGAATCGTGGGCGATCGCGCCCGAAGCGGTGCGCGCATTCATCAAATCGCATCCCACTGAATTCGACATTCGCAAGGTCGATCAGGTGTGGTTTCTCGATGTGCTCGGAGTCATCAATGGTGAGGTCGCGGCGTGAAGTTCCAACTGATTCACGCCGACGTACTCCATGGACTCCGACAACTCGCGGACGAATCGGTGCAGTGCGTTGTGACATCGCCCCCTTACTGGGGACTTCGCGACTACGGAATTGAGCCAAGCGTATGGGGGGGGGGGGATGCCATGTGTGAACATGCATTCTCCACCGAATCGATCGGCACAGAAGTCGGCCGCGGCAATTGGGCGCAAGGTGTTAACGGTCGCGGTGAGGAACAAGAAGGTGGGGTGGACGCGAAGCGAAACCCAATTCGCGCTGAGGCGTCCCGCGGCTTCTGTGAAAAGTGCAATGCATGGTTAGGCTGTCACGGCCTTGAGCCAACCGTCGATTTGTATGTTGCCCATGAGGTTCTGATTTTTCGAGAGGTCCGTAGGGTACTGCGGCGCGATGGGACACTGTGGCTCAATCTTGGCGACAGCTATGCCGTGAGTGGCTGTGCCGGAAACCCTCCCGAGTCTACCCACCAAAAGCAACGGACAAATCGCGGCTCGCAAGGCGCAACGGGAATCCGTGCTGACCGTCGATTTACGGCTTCGATTGCATCCAACAAAGGTACTGGTGGGCTGAAGGCGAAGGATCTTTGCGGCGTGCCATGGGCCGTGGCTTTCGCCTTACGAGCCGACGGCTGGTATTTACGGGCAGACATCGTCTGGCACAAGCCCAACCCGATGCCGGAGAGCGTCACTGACCGTCCGACGAAGGCGCACGAATACCTGTTCTTGCTGAGCAAGAACGCGAAATATCGGTACGACGCTGATGCCATTCGTGAGCCAGCCGCCTATCTCCAGCCGAACGCTCCTGATGCGATCAAATCGCCCTACGGTCAGGGTTACACGCGGCGCGCGGATGCAGGACCGGGAATCTCAGGATGGGCCCGCGGAGAGGGCTCGCACGATCCAGTCTCTCATAATAGGGCTGGACGCGCTAAGGGCACCCCGCGCCCCAAGGGAAACGCAAAATCGTTTCGTGGCGGTGGCGCCTACACGCAAGGTCGCTGCTTCGACAATGACGCCACGATTGAGCGCGATAGTCACGGCAACGAACCGAACGAAAGTTTGACGCGTAATCGGCGATCAGTATGGACGGTTGCAACTGCTCCGTTCCCAGAAGCTCACTTCGCGACCTTTCCTCCGGATCTCGTCGAGCCGTGTGTCCTCGCCGGCTCGAGCATCGGCGACACGATCCTTGATCCATTCAACGGTGCCGGAACTACAGGCGTCGTGGCGCTGAGTCATCAGCGCAATTATGTCGGGATTGAACGAAATGCCGACTACGTCGAGATGTCGCGTCGACGATTGCGGTCTGTCGCACCGCTCTTTCAGGAAGAGGTTAATCATGGGTGAAGCTACAAAGATCGAATGGTGTGACCACACTTTCAACCCATGGCTGGGCTGCGCCCACGTCAGCGAGGGCTGCCGTAATTGCTACGCCGAGACGCTGATGGACAAACGTTACGGCAAAGCGGAATGGGGAAAGGGAAAGCCTCGCCGTCTCACGTCCGAGGCTAACTGGAAGTTGCCGCTGCGCTGGGATGCTGCCGCGGAGAAAGTCGGCGAGCGTCGTCGTGTCTTCTGTGCATCGCTCGCAGATGTCTTCGATGAAGAGGTTTCGGATGACTGGCGCGATCGACTCTTCGGCCTCATCGCGTACACACGCAATCTCGACTGGCTCCTGCTCACGAAGCGCACAGCCAATGCGCTGCGCTACATCAATGATGTTCGCGCGCTGAAGCGACCGCTCTGTGACTCAGCCACCCGGCGCCGCGGCTCAATCGTCGGAGGACTCGTCGTGAAGACCGCGCATGACGCTGGATGGCCGAATGTTTGGGTCGGAACTTCCATCGAGAATCAGAAGGCGGCGGACGTTCGGATTCCGATCCTTCTGCAGATTCCGGTCGCCATCCGCTTCTTGTCGATCGAACCATTGCTCGGGCCGATCGATCTCAGCGGCGAATGGGGCGCATACCAGTACGGCAACGATACGCCGCTGCGTAAGACCTGGCTGCAGGGTATCCAGTGGGCGATTGTTGGCGGAGAGAGCGGCCCGGGCGCAAGGCCTATGCACCCGCAATGGGCTCGGGAGCTACGCGACCAATGCACAGCTGCGCGCATGCCCTTCTTCTTCAAGCAGTGGGGCGAATGGGACGGCGGGCAATACGGTGCATGTGATGACCCCTGCGGCAGCGATGTTATCGCTCTGCCGAATGGCACGATCACTTCCACCGAATGGGAGCCAGGTGCTCATCTGCGCGGAGGAATTCAACTGCACCGCGTAGGCAAGAAGACGGCCGGTCGTCTTCTCGACGGTCGCAAGTGGGACGAACTTCCAACAGCAGTTCACGAGCATGGTCAGTCGTCGCGATAGTCGCGCCGACAGGGGAGAGAGGGATTGCAGGGATCCGATGTCCTTCAGAACGTCTTGTCACGCCTCAGCGGCACGCGCCGAAGCGGAGACGGATTCGTTGCGCTCTGTCCTGCGCACGATGATCGCCGACAGTCTCTTTCACTCTCCGATGGCGATCTCGGTGTCATGGCCACGTGTCACGCCGGCTGTTCCATCGACGCAATCGCCGAGTCGATCGGCATCGAGATCAAGGACCTCTTCTACGAGTCCGCGCCCGCCGCGCAGAAGAACACCGTCGTCGCTCAATATGAGTATCGCGACGAACACGGTGAACTCCGTTATGTCGTCGAGCGACGTCTCCCGAAAGACTTCCGTCAGCGCAGGCCTGACGGCGCCGGCGGATGGATTTGGAATCTCAAAGGCGTCGAGCCTCTCCCGTACCGGCTGCCCGAGATCCTCGCTGCAGATCTGCTCGAGCCCGTGCTCATCGTCGAAGGCGAGAAGGACGTCGACGCTCTTTGGTCCCGCGGTTTCGTCGCCACCTGCAACTCTGGTGGCGCTGGCAAGTGGCGCCGCGATCTCGGTTCCTATCTCTCCGGCCGTCGCGTCATCGTCCTCCCTGACAACGACGAGCCAGGGCACAAGCATGCGGACGTCGTCGTCCAGTCGCTCACCGGTGTCGCCGAATCGATCGACGTGCTCGACCTGCCGGGACTGCCGAAAAAGGGGGATGTCTCCGACTTCTTCGCGTTGGGCAAGACCGCTGACGATCTCCGCGCGCTGCTCTCTCCTTCGCCGTTACTCGCTCCTCACGAGGATGTCTTCGTCATCGCAGCAGACGAAGACGAGCCGCCAGCACAGCGATGGATTGTCGACGGCTGGGTGCCGGAGGGCTTCGTGACGACGCTCTACGCGCACGGCGGCAGCTCGAAGTCGTTCCTCGCGCAGTTCTGGGCGATGTCGATCGCGCTCGGTCTGCCGATCTTCAAACACGGCGTCATCAAAGGACCCGTTCTCTTCCTCGACGGAGAGCTCGACAAGCACTCCTGGCTCCGCCGCGGCTACATGCTCGCGCGCGGTCTCAACATCGATCGCATTCCGCGCGGCGTCTTCTATCGCCGCGTTTCGCGCTCACTTCTCGAACCCCAATTCAGAAAGGAGATCGTTTCGTTCCTTCAACAGGAACGGCCAGTCCTCACGATCATCGATTCGTTCACAGCATGCCTGCCTGGCAACGACACCAACAGCCTCGACGATGTGACCAACCGCATCCGCACTCTGAGCGAGCTCGGAACGGTGCTGCTCATCGATCACTCGGCCAAGGGTTCCGACATGACGGGTACTGCGACCGCCATCGGAAGCGTCGCCAAGATGATGTTCGCGCGCTCTGCACTGCAGATCGCCAGCTCTCCTGCTGGCGGGTCGGTGCTCCGGCACACGAAAACCAACTTCGGCCCGCTCTCCGACCCGGTCGCCTACACACTCAACTTCGGCGGCAACATGGTGTGCGTCGATCAGATCGATTACACCGACGAGCGTCTCGAAGGGATCGAGCAAGCCTTGCCAGCGCGCGCGCGAATTCTCGCAGCGTTTCTGGCTGGTGAGTTCCCCCTGGGCGGGACTGCTCGCGACATCGCGGAGGCGCTCGACATGCCTCCGAAAACCGCGAAGAACTCTCTGTCTCAACTGCGCCGGCAAGGACACCTCCGCCTCAACGGGAAGGTATGGATATCGGAAGTCGGCTCCGTCAATAAGACGTCAAATCGTCCCGAGTCCGTCCCGTCGGGACAGTCGGGACAGCTCTGGAATGAGGCGTCCCAAGGGCCGGGACGCACACCAAAAACGGAACGTACGGCATGAAGATAACTCATTCATATAAAAAGAGTTATCCACGCGTCCCGACCTCGGGACTCACTTCGAAACTCATCAACGCATCTAAGTCCAATTCCGTCAATCACTTGCAAGCAGTCGCCGTATCCGTCCCGAACTCTCCCCCCTTTAGGGGGGAGTTCGGGGCGGGACGGCAACGAGTGATTGACGCCGCTCCGGGATGGCTACCTGTCCCGACCCGTCCCGATCGGGACACCAACGAACAAGGAGCAAATTCATGACGGAAAAAACCGAACAGCAACGGCCTGTCGGATGGATCGGCGTAGATCTCGACGGGACTCTCGCGCACTACGACAAGTGGGCCGGACCAACAGAGATCGGAGCGCCGATCGCGCCGATGGTGAATCGGGTGAAGGCCTGGCTCGCCGCGGGTCTCGAGGTTCGCATCCTCACCGCCCGCGTGGCGGTCGTCGAAGCGACGCCGGACTACGTCGACCGAGTGAAGGCGCATGCGACGGCCGCGGGCATCGCGACGTTCGACGCCGAGCGGCACATCTCCGAGTGGAACGAAGCGGTCGTCCGGATCCGCTCCGCGATCGAACTCTGGTGCCTCGAGCACATCGGCCGTGCGTTGCCGGTCACGTGCGTGAAGGACTTCGGAATGATCGAGCTCTGGGACGATCGCGCCATTCGCGTGCGAACGAATGTGGGCGAGCCGTGCTGCGACGGAGGTGTCGCATGAATCCGATGCAAGAACGCGTGGAGGCGTGGCATCGTCGGTTCGGTGCGGTGGTCGGTGACCAACCTGCGATTCGTCGTCCCGAATTGCGCGCTGCGCTCATCGAAGAAGAAGCACGTGAAACGTGCGAGGCCATTCGACGCGGCGATCTCGTCGAGGCGATCGATGGAATGTGCGACGTGCTTTACGTGGTGTTCGGAACGGCGGTCGAGTTTGGAATCGATCTCGAACCCTTCTTCGCGGAAGTTCATCGCACAAACATGCTCAAGGTCGGCGGAGCCTCGCGGGAAGACGGAAAGGTGCTGAAGCCAGAAGGATGGCAGCCACCGCGTATTGCAGAGATCCTTCAGCGTCCTGATGCGAATCTCGACGACGATCTCTCTCGGTGCGCAATCTGCGGATGGCCGCTCGGTGACGAGCCGGCCCAATGTCGCCGAGGAGACTGTTCGTTTCGTCCGCGTCCCAGGAATCTCTACTCGCCAGTTCGAGCTGAAAAAGAAATGCGCGGCGGGGAGTCACTCGCATGAGCCTCGCCGACTACAAAGGCCCGTCCAACCATCCCGACTTGGTGCATCACTTGGTTGGGGAAACAATCGAAGGTGCGCTTCTCGATCAGGGAAAACTGTGGCTGATTCTCAGCAGCGGAGTCGCCCTGGTCGTTTCCGCTCCGCCGCCGAAGATCGGTGAACCGTCTCACGTCAGCTACTGGGTCGAGCAGCAGGAAGGACCTGACGGCTGGCGTACTCGAGTCGCTCGTCGCCGCGAGCAGCTCGAGCACAACTCGCGCGAGATCGAACGCCTGGCGGCGATTGAGCAGCTGGCGAAGCGAGGTGCCGCGTGAGAGTGCTCGCGATCGATCCAGGCACCGAGCAAGGCGCGTTCGTTCTTTTCGGCGACGGCGCTCCAATCGCTCACGGCATTGTCCAGAACGCGGAGCTGCTCGACATCGTGTCGAACAGCGAGGCTGACTTCCTCGCGATCGAGTGGGTCTCGTTCTACGGCAAAGAGATTCACGCCGGCAGTGAGACGTTCGAGACGTGTCGCTGGGCTGGCCGGTTTCAGCAGGCGTGGAACGAAGACGCGACATGCGTGCTGATCCCGCGACGGCAGATCAGGCAGGAGCTCTGTGGCACGCAGAAAGCCGGCGATCCAGAAGTGCGCGCGGTGCTGATCGATCGGTATGGCGGGAAGGAACGCGCGATCGGAAAGAAGGCAACGCCAGGGCCGCTCTATGGAATCAGTTCACACGCATGGAGCGCGCTCGCAGTGGCGGCGGTATTCACGGACCGTTTTGAACAGAAGAAGACGGCATGAGGGCGGGCGATGGGGGACCAGATCGTGTGCAGCGAATGCAATCGAACAGCAAGCGACGCAGTCCACGACGAACGAAATCCGTGCGGCCACTTCTTCAACGTTGGTCCTTCGATGATCGCTGGACGCGTCGACGAATCGCCGCGAATTCCGATCAGAACGAAGAGCCCGGGGAAGAATGACTACAAGTGGTGGGCGCGCTCTTATGTGAAGCAGCAACTCATTCGCGACATGGCGCGCGAGCGCATTGAAGCGTATTTCGCGGGACGCATTGAGATCGCGCAGGAGCATCTGTCGGAGCTCGAGTCGATGATGCGCGAGCTCACGAAACAGTTGGAACGGCGGAAGCGGCCGCCAATGGAGAGGTCCGAAGGTTGAGCAAGATGTGCAGAGGAGAGAACAATGGGTAGCTGCGGATGCGGCGATTTTGATGACGTTCGATGGGCCGTTACTGTTGGCAAGTACGTTCTGTGCGTAATGGAGTACGACGGCTGCAACAACGGCTGCGATGCTCCGCTCGGATTCACCCTCATGCTGATGACGAAGACGGAGGCAAAAAACTTCGGCATCAAACCTACGGGAGAGTGGAAGCCTGAAGAGACGGTTGGATGGTCCGAGCAGTTCTTGAATTTCTTCTCGCAGAGCCAACTTGTCGAAGCCACACGGCAACTCACGAGAGGGGTCGACGCCGCGGACTATGACGATCTCGGTGATGCGATCGATGAATCAGCATTGGAGATCATGCGCAATGCGTGGTCTGCACAACAGGCGTTCGAGAATGAATTGCGAAAGCGATTCGGAGAAAAGCCACCGTTCGCGCCATCCGCCCATAGGGACTGACCGAAGTGATCCCATACCACGGCACTCCGTTGACGCCGACGCACGAAGCAGCTCGTTTCTTTGTTGGTCGTCATGCGATGGTCTCGTTTGCAACGATCAATCGCGGAGGCGCTGATCAGTTGCCGACCATTGCTGAGGTCTCTCGTTCGTTTGTATTGGATAACGGGGCATTCACAGCGTGGAAGCAGCGTGAAACCGTCAATTGGTCTCGCTTCTATGCGTGGGCGGAGATGTGGCTCGCGCATCCAGGATGCGAGTGGGCACTGATTCCGGACGTCATTGATGGTGACGAGCCAGCGAATGACGCGTTGCTCACCGAGTGGCCCTTGCCGCATCACGTTGGCGTTCCCGTATGGCATCTGCACGAGTCGATCGCGCGCCTTGAGCGGCTGTGCGATGAATGGCCTCGCGTCGCTTTCGGATCGTCTGGCCAGTACGCACAAAAGTGGGGAGTGATACATGGTGGGGCCGAATGGCCGACGCGTTAGACGCAATCTGCGACGATGTAGGTAGGCCCAAAGTGAAGTTACATGGGCTGCGCATGTTGAATCCGGCAATCTTCTCTGAGATCCCGTTCGCCTCTGCTGATTCAACGAATGTTGTGCAGAACAAGACCGGGTCACGATGGGATGGTCCTTATGTTCCGAAGTCGGCCGAGATTCGAGCTTTTGTTCTCGCTGATCGCATCGAGGCATACAACTCGCCGGCCACATGGCGGCGCGGTGAACAGACGCCGCGCCGGTATGCACTCGCGGCTACGCCCTTATTCGGAGGTTGCTGACGTCACCCGTTCCGACTGGAACGGCGGCGTGCGAGCTACTCCGGGTAGAGCAGCTCGAGCAGCCCGTTGAGCGCTCGCGCGACCCGTTCCGCAATCTCTGGCTTCATCCCGCCGATGTAAAACTCGCGGCTTTCTCGATCGACGAAGAACATCATTCCGTTTGCGCCGCCTGATCCAGTCGCCTCGAATCGTCCGCCGCGAAACCTAGCGAGAATCGTTCGGAGCTGCGCGACTTTGTCGCGCTTCTGATCAGGCGTCACAGGTTGAGCCTATCCATGTGCGCGGCATCTACGCTGCGTGGAGACTCGCTGTCCCGCCCTTTCCTGCCGTCCCTCCACCACACAGCGTTTGACACTCCCAGAAACGGCGCGGGTTGGTCCTCGCGCCGATTCACTCGGGAGGACTCATGCGACGCAGCTGGCTGGTGGGGTTGATTCTTCTTCTCTGCAGTAGCGCTCTCGCTGACGAGAAGGTCGTCTACCTCCACGGCGCTACTGGCTGGACCGAAGTGAACCTCGTTGCCTCCGATGCGCTCGCAAGCATCTCGATCGGATGCCTCGGATCGCCTGGCGGACTGCTGACTCTCGGATCACCCGCGACACCGTACTCGCTTGCGCAGTACGGCAGCGGCATCATCGCGAACTTCGATGGCTTTCTGTGCTCGCCATCCACTGTCGGACTCGCCGATGTGCGCGTCAGTGGCACAGCGCGGATTGCGACCGAAGCCGTGTTCCTCGATCCGAGCGGCAACCGAGCGCTCGTAACGATCCCCGCAATCACGAACTCGCGTCTCGAGGCGAGCGTCACTCCGCCCACACGACCAGTTCTTACGTTCTCACGCATCGAGAACGGGCCAACGCGCTCGACTTACTTCGGATTCTTCACCGCGAAGGCCGCATCGATCGATCTCAACGTGCTCGATGGCGACAATCACATTCTCGGTGTCGAGCACGTCGCGCTGAACGCCGGCTTCACGTTCTACCGATTGCAGACACCCGTGACGATCGGTCGAGTCCAGGTGAAGCGTGTCGTAGTGGTGATCGGCTGCCCTGATTGCAGCGTGATCACCGACATCTACGGCGTCGCTTTCGTCGGGTTCAACGACGGCGGGAGCCCGCGTGTCGAGATGGGCTCCGAGCAAATCTATTTCGCACTGCCATGACCGATCAAACCTATCGCGAGCTGAAGGGCGGAAAGCGGCTGCGTGTCGTGCCGAATGACGGCGGAACTGCGCAGCTGACGGCGCGTTGCCGCGTCGGACGTTCGCGCGCTTTCGGGGTCCTCGATCGACTTCGCTTCCTGTTCGTCGGCCGGCTATGGGTCGTGACGATGAACGGGAAAGAGCACACGTCTGTCGCTCTGTCGCTGCGCGAGCCAAAGGAAGTGACCGGCAATGGCCGATAGGCTCAGCAAAACGCACGCGCCGGAAGGCAAGACGGCTGTCGCTTACACGCGCGAGGACAAAGGCCGCTTCGGTAAGGGGAATCCTGGCCGACCGAAGGGCTCTCTCAACTGGGAGAAGCGAAAGCTCGCGGATGCTGCGCGTGAACTCTTCGAGAAGCACTGCCCTGACGAGATTCTTTCAATCCTTCACGGCGACAACGACGTCGTGAAGATGCGGTGCATCGAATGGTTAGCCGATCGCGCCTATGGGAAGGCGCCGGTTGTCGTGCGTGCCGGCATCGATCCCGATTCGCCCGAGGGAATCCTGCTGATGCTCGCGAATCAGACACTGCCAGGTTCTTCGGAGGAACAGACCTCGTGACCCCCCATCCCCATGCACGCGCCACCGATCACGATGGCGAAAACTACGAGCACGCACGTACGGCCGACCGCCGGTGGCGCCTCGATATCGGGCATCTCATCACGCTCGCGACGACGTTTTTCAGCGCTCTCGTGATGGTGCTCGGCTTCTACTACAAGACCCAGGCGGACATTCAGGCCCACTCAGAAGCCATTCGCCGGCTGGAGTCGTCCGCAAAGACGAAGGAATCCGCCGACAGCGATCTGAAAGTTGTCATCACGAAGCTCGAGGAGCTCGACAAGCGACTCACCGAGCGCCTCGATCGCATTGAGGCGAATCAATCGCAGCAGCAATCGCAGCAAGGAAGAGGAAGACCGTGAATATCTGGCTCGAGCTGTTGTTCGTTCTCGTCCGCGGCGCGCTGCTCTCACTCGGCACTCTCATGGTGCAGCACGGGTGGATCAGCGAGCAGACCGCAATGCACTTCTCGGGTCCTGCTGCGATTTGGCTCACGGCTGGCGTCTTCGTGATTGCGACGACGCTCGGGCACTCCGCATGGTCGAAGGTGAAAGCCACGGCCGCGGCGAGGATCGCGCTGATGTTCCCGGCCGGTTCACCTGCCGCGCTGGTAATCGAGGCGATGAAGGACGTCACGAAGAAATCGCTTTGGGCTCTGGCGCGTGATCTCACGAAGGACGACACGGACGAGGACCGTCAGAAACTCGAGAAGGCGACGGAGGCGGTCAAGGGCGTGCTGCTCGAGCACGGATTCTCCGATTCGGCGAAGCCCTGACCGGCGCGAATGCGCGAAGACGAATGGTTCCGCTGGAGATCGTGCACCAGCAAGATCAGGTTTCCCGTTCGCGCTGAAGCTGTCTGCGCTGCTCGTCGCACACCGAAGAAGAAGGGACGCAGGGCGAAGCCGTACGCCTGCCATTTCTGCGGAGGCTTCCATGTGGGTCATAACTTCGCGGCGCGGGAGCGCTGATGTCCGCGCTCGTCACGCTGTTCCGTCGGTACCAATGGGATCCGCTCGCGTTCTGCATGGACATGTTTCCGGAGAACGAACGGCCGCGCGAGTGGCAGCCGGAAGTGCTCGAGGCGGCAAAGCGATCGCCGTGGATTGCGATCGCGGCGTGCCGCAAGGCTGGAAAGACTCGACTCGCCGCATTCCTGGTGCTCTGGTTCTTGTGTACTCGCGCGAACTCTCTCGTCATCACGATCGCGCCGGTTTGGTCTCAGGTCGTCCAGGTGCTGTGGGCCGATATCCGCCACCTCTGGGCCGTGAGCAAACTGCCGCGGATCTTTCCGACGTGGCAGGTCCTCACCCATGAAATCCAGACGCATCCGTTGACGCCGAAGTGGCGCGCGTACGGACTCGCATCGAACGACGTGCAGAACCTCGAGGGACGTCACCCGGCAGCGGGCCAGCCAACACTCGTGATCACCGACGAGTCGAAAGCAATCGGCGACGGCTTCTTCGATTCACTGCAGGGCATGCTGTCTGAAGGCGACAGCATTCTCCTGTCGATCGGCACGCCCGGCGTTCCGCTCGGCTTCTTCTATCGCGCATTCACGAAGGACCGAACGCTGTGGAATTTCGTCAAACGCGTTCGAGCTGACGAGATCCCGCGGCTCGCGAAGAAGTGCGAATCAGAGCGGCTGCGGCTCGGTGAGAGCGATCCGTTCTTCCGGCAGCAGTGGCTTGCTGAGTTCACGGGTGCCGAAGACGGTGTCGTGATTCCGTTCCAGTACGTCGAGCGCGCGATCGGGCGGAAGTTCGACGCACATCCCACGTTCAAGAAGATTCTCTCGCTCGACGTCGCTGACGGCGGTGCGGACGAGAACGTGCTCACGTATCGCTGGGGCCCGGTCATTCTTCGCCAGGAATCATGGCAGGGCGTCGACCCGATGCAGACGGCGTCACGTGTCGCGCGAGCTGCCGCTGATTTCGGCGCGCAGATCGTCGTCGTCGACGAGATCGGCATCGGCGCTGGCGTTCGGTCGCGCATTCGCGAGCTGCTCAAGGAATCCGGAATCCTCGTCTTCGGCTTCAACGCGAGCCGTTCCGCTCGAGATAAAGAGCGTTACGCGAACGTGAAGGCCGAGGAGGTCTTCTTCCTCCGTGAGCGATTCCTCAACGACGAGATCTCGATCCCCAACATTCCGCTGCTGATCGGGCAGCTGTGCAGTTGGAAGACGGAGTTCACCGCCGCGGGGAAAACCAAGATCGTGGATCCGGATGATTCTCCGGATAACGCGGACTCCTGCCTGATGTCGTTTGCCGCGGACCGATTGGGGGCGGCTGTCAAGGGTGTCACGCCATCTTTTCTGCAATGAGAGTTGCGAAATCCGAACAATCGCGTGCGGAGGTCCAGAGATGCGCAAATCGATTCTGATTCTTGTCGCGCTACTGATCGCGCCTCTCGCGATCGCAGATCAGTGCCAGCCGTTCACCGGAGGTCTCGGCTATGCGCGGTATCTGCCGACGACAGCGAAGAAGCTCACCGACGCGCCGACGGCAGGCGTCTCGTTGCCTGCTGGAACGACTGGGGCCGTCATCTTCGTCAACGTGGCGCCGATCCGCTATCGCACTGATGGGACGAATCCCACTGCGAGCGAGGGAGTGCAGGTTCCTGCTGGAACTTCGCTCGTGTTCAGGGCAGCTGATGCATCGCAGCTGTCCGTGTTCGCGTTCATCGAGGCTTCATCTGGCGCAGAAGTGACCGTGGCGTATTGCCACTGAGGAGCAGCGATGAGAAAGGGATTTGCGAACCTTGTTATCGCTCTTGTTGTTCTAACTGCCATCGCTTTGTTTGGCGTGTCTTTTACGTCCGCGCAAACGACTGTGTCCGGCGGTGGCAGCAGTGCATCAGGTGCAACTGGCGCAACGGGCGTCACAGGAGCGACCGGGGTTACGGGGGCAACAGGTGCCACGGGTCCTGCGCCATCCGGCTCCGGCATTGTTACCGTATCGTCAGGTTCGCTTCAGACGCCGGCGCCTCTCAGCGGTGATGCGTCAACTTCGGGCTCTAGCCTTTCTGTAACGGTCACCAAACTTAACGGAACGACGCCAGGCGGTACGTGCACAAATCAATTTGTGCGATCGCTCTCTGGCTCTGCGGTTCCGACCTGTGCGACGGTGACGCTCGCTGATACAACGGGAATCGCGGCGACAGCTTCAGACAATTCGTTCACGGCGGGACAAACCATCAACGCGCCGGGCAACACGGCAGGATTGTCGATCGTTCGGAATACGACTGGAACGGGAACAGTCGCAATTACAAATGGATCGACTGTCATCACCGGAACAGGAACAAAGTTTCTTTCTCAGATGAGGGTCGGTGACACGGTTACGGTCAGTGGGCAAGCCGCGAAAACGCTCGGTCAGGTCAACAGCGACACCGACATGCGGACGGTCACAACGTATGGCACGACAGCGTCAGGGCTGTCGTACACGGTCGGTGCTTACACGGTCGCGCTTAATCCGAACGGTACGTTCAGTGGACCGATTTCGACACTCGGTCTCTATGGGTCGAAAGATGAAGTTTTCGGGATGAACGCAACCATCGCGGGCTCGTCCAGCGGCAGCAACACGATTGTTGGAGCGGGTGCGACGGGTCCGAACGGCGGTACCGCAAACACCTATGTTGGACAGGGGGCAGGCGGCGGCGGCGGATCGGGAACCTGTGTCGGGAACGCCTGTAGCGGTGGGCAGAACGGCGTAGCTCTTGGAAATTCCGCGAGCGTCAATGGTGGAACGGGCGCAATCGCGATTGGGAACTCTGCGTCTTCTACAGGCACGGATTCCGCCGCGATCGGCAGATCGGCTTCGACATCCACCAACAACGAGATGGCATTGGGATCGAGCACGAATCCCTATAACGACATCATTATGCCTGGCGCAAACGGCGCCGACGCGAAGCCGTTTCTGAGAAGTCCCGAGCTGGTTACGTTCAACACCGGAGCAACAACGACAGCGACGTCTGGCAATCTCGCGGCAGCACACTCTGACACTCGTCGCGTCGTCGTTCGAATCACGACGACGATAACCACTGCAACGAGTTTCACGGTCAAGCCAACCGGTGGCAACGTTCTGTGCGTCGAGGGTTCGGCAACGACGTCACTGACTACGTTGACGTCTGGTACGACCTACTACCTAGCACCGTGCACGATCACCGATATGCAGCAGGCGGCTGCAGCAACACTGACATTTACCTTCGACGCGAATCCGGGAGCCGGTGCGGCTCGTGTTGTTGTTTTTTCTCAAACGTACACGGCGCCGACCTCGTAAGGGAGAGAACGATGAAAAGAATTCTTGTGTGGGCGATGCTCGCGTTGGTCGTAGTGCTTTCAGTGCCCTTGTTTGCTGATGGGACAGTAACGACGCCCATTAGTGTGACGGCGACGTCCTGGAAGATCGGGAACGTCTCGATGTCTACCGGAGCCGTCGATGGACCTGCAGGGATTTCGATCACCATCTTTTACTTCGACGGTGCTGGCAACATCTTATCCAGCCAAACGCAAGTGGTGATACTCACGAACGCGGAAATCGTTTCGTTTCTATCGACTGTCGAATCGTCGGTGCCTGGTGAGAGTGGATCGTCAGTAAAGCGCTTTCGACAGCGCGTCACTGCATGGCTTGTGGCCAACAACAAGATCACAAACGTCACGCCTGAATAAGGCGTGCAGACGTCTGCACAAAAGGGTGAGGGGACGGGGCTATGTCTCGCAGCGCGGAAATCCGGGAGCTGGTCTGCGAGATGTTCGGAATGTCCCGCCATCGGATCAGTCCGATCGGCGGGGCAACTCCTACGCTGAACGTGCATGGTCGATATTCCTGATCAGCCGACCGCCGATCCGAGCGTGAGGGCTCTCTTCGAACGCTATCTGAAACGCGGCCCTCATCCCGAATACAAAGAGTTCGAAGCTCGTGTCGCCGCAGGACCCAACGGACGAAGACGCGCAGTCAGTGTGTGGGACCTGATCAATGACGCGGTGACGGGCAAAGGCGGATTCTCGAACGGTGCGTACCTCTTTCCGTTCGCCGCAGAGATCGCAAACGAGAAGCTCACCGAGAAGTATCAGCGACGTCAGGTCGAGGCGGACTACGACCGATTTGCCGAGACGGTCTGCAACGCGCCGTGGGATCTCATCGTGTCCGCGAAAGACATGATCGAACGGAAAGCGACAGGCGAAGCTGAGCAGCTCCTCGCCGAGTTCTGGGCGAACGTCGACAACCACGGCATGTCGATGATGGACTTCCTCGAGTATCCATTTCGCCAGGCGCGCGAATACACATTCTCACTCGTGTTCGTTGATCGTGAGGCTGTGGAGCTCGCAACGCGCGCGGATGATCGTGCACCAGAGAATCGCCCTTACGCGTATGCGGTGCCGACGCGCAATGTCGTCGACTGGGATTTCGACGACGACAACGAACTCGTAGCGATCGCCGTGCTCGAGCCGACAACGGAGCACGCGATTGGTGCGCCTTGCCCGGTGCGAGTCTGGACGATGGACGCCTGGGCGCTCTTCACGCCGCGTGAGGCCGAAAAGTCGAACAGCGCAGATGCGTACGACGTCAGCGCCTCCGGTCCGAACAACCTCGGGATGATTCCGTGTGTGCCGATCTGGAACGATCAGCCGGACCCGGGGCACCTGTTCGGTGAATCGGAAATGCCGGACGTGGCCCGCCTCGCGCAGACGGTCTACAACATCGACAGCGAAGCGCGCGAGATCGAGCGGAAGTGCGCCTTGTTTCTCGCGATCCCAGTGAAGAACACGAAGGATTACGAGGGCGGAAAGATAGTCATCGGTACCGACAGCGCGATGGTGTACGACGGCGAAGCCGGCGAGCCGCGCTGGGTATCGCCTGATCTCACGGTGCTCGATCATCTGCTCAAGAAGCGCGAGCAGAAGAAGGACAGCGCGTATGAGATGGCACACCTGCGGGCGCTGAATGGCTCTGCGGCGACGATCAAAACATCATCCGGCTTCCATGCCGAAGTCGAGTTCCAGAAGACCGAGCGGCGCATCGCGCGCCATGCTTCGCAGCTCGAAAGAGCAGAGAAGCAGATCGCGATTCTCTATCTCCTGTACTTCGGCATCGATGCCCTGAAAACGCCAGACCTCTTCTCGATCACGTATCCACGCGACTTCGGTGTGCGCGATCTTCAGAAGCTGAAGGAAGATGTGGCGGACCTCCTCGATATGAACCTCGGCGACGAGTGCAATCGCGTCGAGCTCGCGCGTCTCTTCCGCGCGCGCAACCCGCGGCTCGCCGAAGACAAGATCACGTCGATGGTCGAATCCGCCATGAATGTTCGCAAAGCAGTCGCGACTCCTCAGAATCCCATCGACCGCATTCGCGCGATGAAGGCGCAAGCCCAACAGGCGCCGGCGCAATCACAGATGCAGGGACGGACACCCTCCCAGTTGATGACACGTCGCGATTCTCTTGACGCCGCCGAGCCTCAATAGCGTGTCCCGCCATCACCACCGCATTGCGACGAGACCGCGCTTCTACGCTGAGGAGCGGAGGGTGCGATGCGGCTCGTTTGCATTCTGGCGCTTCTGCTCACGTCGTGCGCATCGATCCTCGAGCCTCCCTACCGCGCGTGTCTTCGATCGCAGTCGAATCCGCGGCTCTTCAGCACAGGCACTGTGATTGCGGAGAAGGATGACGGATCGCTTCTCTTTCAGTACGACGATCGGAGCGCCGGCGATCAGGGATTTCAGTGGGTCAAAGAGAAGGATCGAATCAGCCGCTGCGTTGCGGCGTCACCGTTCGACGTGAGGAGCCCCGATGGCGGACCAGAACTACGAGCAGACGATCCTCGATTTCATTGAACGCGCCGAGTATCTGAAAGAGATCGCGCGCCAGGAAGCGTCGCAGCTTGTAAATGACGTCGACGCGGAGAAGTTCCTCGACGACCCGGATGGCGCGATCGAAGCGATGCTCGCGGCGCTTCTCGCGGCGCTCGATCAGTACGCGCAGGAGATCGCCGAAGCCGCACGCACCTATGCCGTCAATCTCGGGTTCGATCTTGTCGACGCGGTAGACATCGAAGCAGTTGTGAACGATGAAGAGCACAAGTTCATCCTCGTCGCGCTTCCGTCGCTCACGTTGGCGGCCGAATCGGTCGCAACGCGCATTGAATCGATGATTGCTTCTGGCGTGAGTGCCGATGCGCTGGAGACTGCGCTCTCGAGCGACGCCACCAAGGAGGCGCTCTTCTCCACGTTGGAGGCAGCATTGAAGAGTGCCGCCTCAGCGTACCTGCAGGAGCTCGTGCGCGCGGTCGTCACCGTAGCGGTTGAGCTGAAGGCTGGGCAGGACGCGCAAGCACTGTTCGAATGGGTTGCGGTGATGGATGGTCACACCTGCGATGACGCATTCGAGAATTCATGCGCGCCGCGGCATGCCCAACGGCAAACGCTCGCGGAATGGGATGACGCTGGTCGTCCTGGCGCGCCGCAACTCATCTGCTCGATGTTCTCGAAAACTGGATCGAATTGTCGGTGCGTGCTCATGATCACCGATGAGGCCTCCGAGCCGAAGGTGTTGAATCCGGTCGACGTGAGCGCTGCGATTCGAGATGGCCGACAGCGCGCAGTTGCCATGTACGCGTGATCTGGTGTCCCGCCCTTTTCCGCCAAGACGAGATTTCCTCGCGACGCACACTCCGGAATGAGCAGCCGGCCGCGTTGTGCGTGTCCGGCAAATCGTCCACGAACGATAGGAGCAATTCATGCCGGATCCGTCAGGGGCGGGAACGACGACCGACGATCAAGGCCAGGCAGGCGCCAGCGGCGCACAGTCTGGTGGTGATGCGTCGAACGGTGGCGCTGGTGCGGCAGGTACGCAGCAGCAGGGACAGGGCGCGCAGGATCAACGCCTCTCAGCAGAGGCCGCGAAGTGGCGCACTCAGTACCGCGAGTCTCAGAAGAAGATCGAGCAGCTGACGTCGGAGATCGAGGCGCTGAAGACGCAGAACACCGCTTCCCCAGGTGGTGATCAGAGCGCGTCCGAGGTTGCTGGTCTCAAGCGGCAGATGTCCGACCTGCAGAAGAGCCTCAAAGAACAGCAGGACCGGGCGGCGAAAGCGGAAGAGATGAGCAAGCAGGAGAAGCTCGATAACGCGCTCCTGAAGGCAGTCTCCGACGCGAAGCTGGTGGATCCAGACGAGGCGACGCTCCTCCTCAAAGCGAAGGGCCGCGCGCGGATCGCGGACGACGGCAAGCCCGTCTTCGTGATCAGCGACAACGGCGAAGAGCGCGAGGTGGTCATCACCGCTGAAGCGATCCGTCAGCACAAGCTCGTGTCCGAGAAGTTCTTCCCCGCCGAAGGAGTCGCCGGCAGTGGTTCACGTGGGGGTGCCCGAGGTGCGGGCGCCAGCGGCGTAGACATGAACCGGGCACTCACCGATCTCGCGTACTTCGAGGCGAACAAGGAAAAGATCCTCGCCGAGAGACGCCGGAGCGCGTGAGAACCGCTGACATTAGAGGGGAACCACAGCAATGGCGAACAGCATCAGCAACATCAGCGAGAACATCCAGATCTTCGGGATGCTCGTGCTCTCTCAGCTCCGCAACATGCTGGCGCTCGTCGGCAACGTTGCGAGCAACTACCCAGGAGCTGCTGAACCGACGTCGGCCGGGTCGATCATCAACGTCCCGAGCCTCGCGATCAGCGGCTCCGCGCGCACTCGCGCCATCAACGGTGCAGTGACGGTCGACGACATGTCATCCGGCAATGTGCAGGTCACGATGACGCAGGTCTACAAGGCCGTGAAGCTCGACAACCTCCAGCGCACGTTCTCGAACATCGACCTGATCACCGAGACCGCGAAGCGCCTGGCGATCATCCTCGCCGATGGCGCCGACGCACAGCTGACCGGTCTTTGGTACTACATCCCGTATGAGACGGGAAAGACTGACGGCACTGCGACTTTCAACTCGACCGACAAGATGAACTACTTCGCGTCAGCGCGAAAAGTCCTCACGAACAACAAGGCGCCTCTCGATCGTCTTCAGGCGGTGCTTGGTCCGACCGAGTCCTACAACCTGCGCACGCTCGACCTGTTTCAGCAGGCGCAGCAGCGCGGCGACACCACAGGCCTGCGTGATGGCAACCTCGGTCGCGTGATGGGCTTTGGTGTTCGCGAGTCGCAGGCAACGCCTGCCACGGTCACACTCACGACCGCGGCTTCGTGGGGCACGCCACTCGTAAACAACGCCTCTGGCTATGCAATCGGATCGACGTCGATCGCAGTTGACGGACTCGGTACCGGCACGATCAAGCAGGGGTCGATCTTCGTCCTGGGCGGCAACAACTATTCCGTCGCGGCCGACGCCACGATCACCACAAATGCAGCGACGCTGACGATCACGCCGCCGCTGAAGACTGCTGTCGCTGACAACGATCCGCTCACTGTTACCGGCTTCACGCACTCCGCCGCAGGTTCCGTCGGCTTCGCCTATGACCCGGACGCGTTCCTCATGGTCGTTCGTCCGCAGGCTGACTTCATCGAAGGCTCGGGTGTGCGCTCGTACCAGTTCTCCGATCCGGAGAGTGGGCTCTCGTTCCGTCTGAGCTTCTCGTCCGCGATCGCGGGCGGCGCTGGTACGGCAATGCAGGAAACGATGGTCGCCGATCTCCTGATCGGCTGCGCTGTCGTTCGACCGGAGCTCGCCGTTCGTATCGCCGGTCAGGTCTGATGCTTCTGGTGATGGCGGGTCGTTCCTCCTTCGGCCCGCCATCACGTTGTTCGGAGGTGAGTTGAGCAATCAGTTCTCGAAGCGCGCGCTCGATCTGATCGTCACCTTCGAAGGTGTCGATCAGCCGGGGCACTGGCCAGGCGGCCACAGTGGCGTGACGATCGGCTACGGCTTCGATCTCGGCTACGAGTCTCGCGAGGACTTCGATGCGGCATGGTCGCGCCGAATGTCTGCGGAACATGCCGATCGCCTTCGCGCGACGATCGGCATGCATGGGCAGTCAGCGCACGTCGCTTCGAAGAAGCTCGGCGACATCATCGTCTCGCAGGTCGACGCGCTCGCCGTCCTCATGGATTTCACGCTGCCGGCGTACATCGATGAGGCTCGCGAGGCATTCACTGGATTCGATCAGCTTCCGCTCGACACGCAGGGTGCGCTCGTCTCGCTCGTCTACAACCGCGGCAGCGACATGACCGACAACAACAAGGTGCTCGAGGATCGCCGCGAGATGCGTGCGATTCGCGACGCGATTCCGCGCGGCGACCTGCACGAGATCGCGAAACAGTTGCGGTCGATGAAACGGCTTTGGGAAGGAAAGGGGCTCGACGGCCTCATTCGTCGGCGAGAAGCAGAGGCGCGACTCGTCGAGTCATGCATCACCTTCGGAGGTTCAAATGCGTAGACAGTTCGCCGCGATGTTCCTGCTCGCGGCCATTTTCGTTTCTGGCTGTGTCACCACTCACGCTCCTGAGCGCACGCCGCTCGAGACTGCGAAGCTCGCGTATGTCGATTCTTCGCTCGCTTATGAAGCGGGCATGCTCTCAGTGCAGGACGCTCGAGCTGCGCATCTCGTGACAGACGCGCAGTGGCAGCGCGTGGAAGCCGCGCAGAGTGAGGTTCGGCGGTATCAGCCGCTGGTGCGAAGCGCTTTGCAACTCTGGGAAGCGAATGGCGCGAAGCCAACGTCATATGACGATCTGATCGTGCGCCTTTTGAACGCTGTCGCAGACATCACGCGTGTGCTCTCCGAGGTGAAGCGATGAAGACCGAGGACATCATCAAGCTGCTCGAGGTGCTCGGTACCGCGGCGACTCACGCGATCGACGCGTATCAGAAAGCGCGAGAGCTTGCAGCATCAGCAGGCATCAGCGCGGACGATCTCGCCGCCGCAGACTCTCGCTTTCAGCATCTCTACGGCGACCCTCTCGCGGGAGGCACTCATTGAGCGAAGCGATTGTCTACGTTCGGATGCCTCCGGATGGCGAACCCAAGCCGTGCCTTGAGCACATGCTCACCTATGCGCTCGGCCTCGGTTACCTGCAGTGCGATCCCCCTGGCGAGAAACCGGAGCCGGTGTCGATCGCGCCTGACGATGTCGCTGGACAAACCATTGAGCCAGAGCCGGTATCCGCCGAAGTGGTACCACGGCGCCGGCGCGCTTCGCAGGTGAGCTGATGCCGGATCTCACGAACGACGAGCTCGATGAACTTCGCACGGTGTATCTGCGAGACAAATACGTCGCCAGTCCACTTGTGACCTACTCGCATTACAACCGCGCGGTGAAGGCAAACTTCTTTTCGGATGACGACCTCCAGCTGTTGAATTCGCGGGTCGAGACGGATTTCGCGGAGGAGCTCGGCGGCGTTTACGACGAAAAGCACGATGAGCGCATTCTCGCCGGCGATAACGAAAGCGCCGCGGCCACAGCGGCTGCAGCTGAACGCAATCAGGCGAAGTTCCGTGTCATCCGCGCCGAGGCTCGACAGATGATGATGGAAGATCCTGGCTTTGTAGGATCGATCGCTGACGAGAAGAACCGCGCCGCGCTGTTCGCAAGCTGGCGCGATGCCATCACGCGCGATCGTACATTTGCGCGTGTGCGCTCGACGGGTCCATTCGCGTCAATTCCACTCCAGAGGTTCTGATGATCGAGGTCATCCGGGAAGGAAATGCGGCGGGAGACCTGCAGCGCATGTTCACGCGGCTGGCGGATTTCTCCGATGTCCTTCCAGACCTCGGAAGACTGGCGGTCGAATCGCTTCGGAAGAACATCGACGAGTCGCGCACGCCGGATGGCGTACCGTATCCGCCGCTGAAGCGGCCGCGCCCGCGCGGGCACAACCAAGACCCAAAGCCGCTCGTCGACACGGGTGCGATGGACGGTTCGATCCACTTCGAACTCAGGGGAACGGATGCGGTGTTCGCTGGTCCGTCTCTGGATGAATCGCCCTACTTTCCGATTCAGAACCAGGGCGCGATTCATCGTGGTGTGCCGCCGCGCACTTTCATCGGTGTCCGCGCGGAGGACGAAGACGGAATTCGTAGCGTGATCGGCAAGCACATCACGCTTGCGTTTGAGGTCGCGGCATGACGTCGATCATTGAATCGCTCGAGTCGAACTACACATCACTCCTGAGCGGCATCTCCTATCTCGCGAGTGCGAGTGGCGGAACGGTCGTCGCCGCTGCGGATGCCGCGACGCTGCTCGACATCATGACGATTTCTCCGCCCTTCGCAGTGATCGTTTTCAATGGTGAGATCGCAGGACCGTCTGATCGTGTCGGCACCGGAGCAGTGCAGCAAACTGAGATGGAATGGTCGTTCTTTCTCGGCGCCTCGAGCTTCGCTGCCGATGGTGAAGGGCGTCTCGGGACGGTCGGCATCTATCAGATGATCGACGATGTAATTGCAGCGGTGGACGGTCGCGCGCTCTCACTCGCGCCACTCGCGAAAGCGTTCTACAAACGTGCGCGGCGCTACAACATCACACCGAACCTCGTGATCTACGAAGTGGTGTTTCGTAATCAGTTCGTCCGAGATCAGCCATCCGCATGAACGCAGATCTGCTCGAGGTGCTTGCTGTTGCGGCTCACGGCGGCGCAGTCGTCATTCATTCGCTCGGGCTCACCTACAACGTGTTGCGATCGCGGAAGATTGATCTCGACGCAGGGATTCACGCCGCGGCGCTGCTCTTCAGTCTGCGCGCGGTGTTCATTCACGCCCGGCGTGTTGTCCCGCCCATTCCCTCATCCCCAGAGAAGTCGCACTGACACACTCAGCCCTGTGAAGTGACGCTGGAGCGCGCGCCAGGCTGGGCCAGACGGTGCTCCTGGGGAGCGTCTGAAAACGTCTCGCATCGCTTCTGGGGAGGCGCGGCGGGTCCAACAGACATCTGACATTGGAGAGTTAGGGCCATGCCATACGCACAGGGAATGCGTCAGACGATCCTCCTGATGGGGGAAACCTCGTTCAAGACGCTGCCTGGCACCGTCACCGCGGACAAGGTGCCTGTCATCAATCCGAGCTTTCGGCCAACGCGCAACAAGTTCTCTTCCCAAGCGCTGACCGGCTCACCAGAACCACGCGCGGTCGTCACCGGCAAGATCGGCGTGGAATGGGACTGCGAGGCCGAGTGCAACCCGTCCAGCATGATGCCGTGGATGAAATATACGTACGGCGCCAACGGCTGGCAGGTGAACGGAACCACGGGTCTCTATCACCATCGCTTCAATCTTGCTGATCTTGGTTCGTTCGGTGCCGAGGATGGTCATGCGGACCTGACGAAGTTCTTGGGCTACCGCGGCCTCTACGTCGGCAGTTCTGCCCTTTCGTTCGCGGCCGAGGGCGTGATGTCCGCGCGCTTCTCTGGACTCGGCGGAAAGGCGCTGGCCAGCGCCGGCGCGACTGTTGTCAACGGCACCATCACCGATCGCACGATTCTTTCTCCCTTCTCGTACCTCTACGGGCGCGTGAAGAAGGGTGGCTCGACAATCGGTTACGTGAAGATGGCAACGTTCGAGATCAATCGCGGTCTCGATAAGGATGTTGCCCAAGACGAGACGAATGAGATCGCCGTGATCTTCTCGCAAGTTGCGACGATCAACGGTTCCATCACAGCACTCTTCAGCGCCCCAACGCTGTATGACGATGCCCTGGCGGGTGGAGACACTTCGCTGGAGTTCTTCGTCCCGTACGGTCAGGGCCAAGCGTTCATCATCTCGATCCCGACGGCGAAATTTACGCCGTTCAAGGTCACTACGAACGGCACCGGACTCGTGACGCTCGAGGGTGGATACGACGCGCAAGGCAACGGCGCAACGAAGGGCTCGGTGCGCTCGCTCTGGTTCTCGACGCTCGGGATTGCCGGCCTCAATCTCTTGATCAAGGTGGACGGCGGCGCGCCGCAGACGATCACGTTTGCCGGCGGAGACGACACCCCCGACGAAGCGGTGACGACGATCAACGCAACGTTGACTGGTGCTGTCGCGCGAGTCGAACGCATGGCCGGAGAGACTGGCGGAGTCGTTGTGATCGAGAGCAACACGACCGGCACGACGAGCTCGATCGAAGTGCAGGCCGCGTCCACGGCTGATGCGCTGATGGGCATCGACAACAACGTGCACAGCGGACTGTCGAATGTCTCGCACGAAGCCTGGCTATTGAACAAGGTCGCCGCCTGATCGGCGAAGAGGGTGGGCGGGAGAGTCCCGCTCACCTTCGTTCGAAAGGAGCACTGTGGAACTCGTAAAGCCCGAATACAGAGTCAGGACGATTCATCCGTTTCCCGAGACCGATCCCGACTTTGCAATCGAGATGCGGAAGCTGTCTTCGTCGGAGATGAATCGAATCTACGACCGGCACGGCTACAACCCCGGCAACAAGCAGACGATGGGCAAGCTCGAAAAGGTGCTGCGCGACATGGCTTGCACCGCGATCGTGCGAGTTAAAGGTGCGACGCAGAATGGCGCGCCGCTGGATCCCGAAGCCGACGAGACGAAGCTCTTGCTGCTCGAGGTTCCTGTCGAAGTCGACGGAGAGACGAAGTCGTTGTGGGATTACGTCGGTGCTCTTGCCGCGGAAGAGGAGAAGCGCGAAGCAAAAAACTCGCAGAGGCCGTAGCTTGGCAGTTCGGCGACGGCCTTTCTGAAGAAGAGTTCGTGAAGCTCGTCGCTCCGCTGGTGCCAGAGCGCGAGGATGCCAGGTTGATCACCTGGGGTGGAGCGGCGGCGTGTGACGCCTGCAGGTTGCGTAAGAGGGACTTCGAGGCGGAGACCGGCATGAATCTCGGTGAGGGCTGCTTCTCGAATCGTGGCGATGGCCGGTGTTTGCATCCACCACCGGACACACTTCCCGCGCTGGCTGGCCTTTGGAGCGTCTGGCGAGATTCGCGTAACGCGCTCGTAGTCGCCGGCATGGATGGCGTTCTCCTGGGTCGCGATCTTCGTCAAGTCGAGGTCGTCGCGGCTGCGCACGGCGAACCGCTGGACCCGACATTCCTCGAACGCTTCGCAGTGCTCGTCGACGCGGAGCGCCTGCAGGATCGGAAGGCGAGAAAGTAAATGGAGAGCGTCGCGATCGAGAAAACTCCGTGGCGCCGCTATTACGAGCGCAATCGTGATCTCGTCAACGCGCGGTCGAAAGCGTGGCGTGAGCGTAATCCGGAGAAATTTCGCGAGGTTCAAAAGAGACATCGGGAAACCCAGCATGAGAAGGTAGCTGCGCAACGGAACGCATTTCTTGCGAGTCGATATCAGTTGCTCGAAGGATTTAAGTCACAGCCGTGTATGGACTGCGGCGAATCGTTCCCTACCTACGTGATGGATTTCGACCACCGGCCGGGAGAGCGAAAGGTCGGGATCATCTCCGATCTGATGCAAGGGCCGCTCGATCGCCTGTTCACGGAGATGGCCAAGTGCGATGTTGTCTGCGCGAATTGTCACGCCGTTCGTTCAGCGCAGCGGCACGAGCAAAAGGTCACACCTAATTGGAAACGTGGACAACGCAGCCAGGATGTCACCCCAGCGTACGCGAGGTACCGCGATACTCACATGGCGAGCAGCAAGCGTCGCAATCAACAACGGAAGAATCTTTTCGATTCGCTCCGCTCCCTGCCATGTCTGGACTGTCTCCGTCGTTTTCCGTCCGAGGTCATGGAGTTTGATCACCGTGATCCGGCGCTGAAAATCGCTCCGTTATCGAAGTTGCTGTTCGGCCGGCTCGACGTGTTCTTTGCCGAGCTGCAGAAGTGCGATCTGGTGTGCAGAAACTGCCACCGAGTTCGTACGTTTGGGAGGGCTCGCGCTTGGAAGTGATTCAGGGTGTCCTGATAAAAGTCCGGGTCGAGGGTGCGGAAGCGATCGAACGATTCGTGGGCGCACTCGATCGTGTCACGCAATCTACAGATCGCGCCGCGGCTGGTGCAGAGAAAGGCGCGGAGAAATTCAAGGTACTCGGCACAACGGCGGGCAGCGCGGCCAAGTCGATTGAAGGTATGACGCCGCCGACGACGTCATTCCAGAAGACACTCGAGAACTTGGTCCAGGGCGGTTTGAATCCAGCTGTGAGTGCTCTCGCGAAGTTCGCGGGATGGGTGCTTCCGGTTGGTGTGGTGGCTGGCATGGCCGCAGTTGCGAAGCATTCGATCGACGCTGCGGATTCTCTCAATGACATGTCCAAGCGTACCGGCATGGCAGTGGAGACACTTTCGACGCTCGCGTACGGCGCAAAAATGGCCGATACATCGCTCGACTCCGTGATGATCGGTGTCCGTCACATGTCGATGGCGCTTGAAGAAGCAGCGAAAGGTTCGAAGGAAATGCAACGTGCTTTCAGTGTTGTCGGGGTGACGCTCGACGATCTGCGCACGAAGACGCCTGAGCAGCTTTTCTTCAAGCTCGCCGACGGCATCGCAAACGTCAAGGACCCGACGCAACGGCTCGCTGTGGCGCAACAGATTCTCGGGCGGTCGGCGCAGGATCTCCTTCCATTCATTGAGGACCTCGCGAATGGCGGATATGGGAAGCTCCGCCAAGAAGCAGAGAAGGCGGGAGTTGTTGTCGGGACTGATTTCGCGCGCGCGTCAGACCAGTTCAATGATGCCCTCGAAAAAGCCAAAGCTCCATTGACCGCGATGGCGAAGGATTTCGCTATCGCTCTCTTGCCGGCGTTGAATCAAACCATCGAAGCCATGAACTCGGACTCGTGGACGAGTTGGCTGAATCCTCTCCGTGCAATCAGGGAAGCCATTCGCGGCATTGCCGGCGCTGCCGCCATTGCCGGCACAGCGATCGGCGCCTTCCTCGGTGCTCTTCAGAATCCTGGTCGGAACAAAGACGGCACGCCGCTCGGATTCGTCGATTCGCTAAAAGATCTCTGGCAGAAAACCAAGGAAGGGTTCATGGAGAGCCCTGACCTCCAGAAGCAGCTCGAGGGGATGTTCGGAGGTCCTGTTGCCTCACCGGCGTCGTCTCCTGCGGCGCCAGCGAATAGACATGTGATCGATGCCGCAGCAGCAGAGGCCGCAGCCAGAGCAGCGGCGGCAGCGAAGATGGCCGCCACCGAACGAGCGCACGAACTTGATTCGCTCATCGGCATTCAGCTCGAGATGCAGAAAGTACTCGGGGCATCAAGCGCCCAATCCGAGCTCGAGAAAAAGATCAACGGACTCCTTTCGCAGCGCGACGCGCAGCTCAATGCGATCGCGAAGATGAAGCAGCTCACGCCGGACGAGAAGAATTGGTGGACGCAGAACATCATGTCGACCTACTCGTCGGCGGTGCAAGCCGAGAATCAGAAAGCACTCGACGATGCCGCGAAACAGTTCAACGAGAAGTGGCGCGCCGACCGCCAGAAAGCCTTTCAGGAAGAGCTCGACCACAATCTCGCAGCGCTGAGCGATCGCGGAAAGAAGATGCTCGACGACATGCGCAAGTACTGGCTCGGCGCTTCTGTCGAATTCGGCGCGGCGATGAACCAGCAACTCAGTTCCGCGCTCGCCGATGCGGCGATGACCGGTGGAAAGAATCTCGGACAGATCGCGGGCCAGACCTTCGGATCTCTCGTCTCTTCCGGCACCGACAAGATCGTCCAGAAGTTGACGATCGGAATCGCGGGACTGTTCGGCGATTCAATCAAGCAGACCGCGGACAATCACTGGCTCGCCAATGGTCAGCGCTTCGACACCTTCGAGGAAGCTTCGGCTTGGACGAAAACGGGCCGCGGGCTGAGCGCCGCCATGGGGTTTGCGCAGATCGGGATGTCGGCATACGCAAGTGGAGCCCAGCCGGGCGGGCGCACTGCCGGCACACTGGGCGGAGCAGCGGCCGGAGCCGGTATTGGCGCTCAGCTAGGATCTTCAGCTGGCCCTTACGGAATAGCGATCGGTGCCGTGATCGGCGCCGTAGTCGGCGCTGTCGGCAGCTGGCTCGGAGAAAAGGAAGCGCAATCTCAGTACAAGTACGGTGCTCCTGGCATCAACGCGCTCGGCCAGGCCTACATGTACACGCCGAAGAACATGCAGCCGGCAGAGGTGCAGCAGATCCTCGAGCGTGCGCAGAACACATTCGACAGCGTGCGCAACTCGTACGTGAACATCTTGCTCAAGCTTCCTAACTCGATCATTCCGGCATTGAAGACGATCGACGGGAGATTCCAAGACAACCCCTCACAGAACTATCTCAAGCACCTCGAGCAGTGGCTGACAGACACCTTGCCGAAACAGATTGCGGCTCAGTTCGAGAGCGGCATGCGCTCGGCGTTTGCGGCAGCCGGAATGGACGAGAGCGCGTTCAACCGGTATCTCGCCCAGACCAAAGGCCTTGATCCGTCGAAAGCCGTTCAGTTCTGGACTGACATGGCCGATGGCATCAACGCGTGGAATCGCGCGCGGCAGGAGATGGCTGCCGTGCGAAGTGTCGTGTACGACGATGTGAGCAGCGGTCAGTTAGGGATTCTCGCGGGCCGATACAAGTTCTCAAACGGCGCAGTGCAGGAAACCGGGACGAGCGACTTCGCAGCTGATGTGAGGAAGAGCGGCGAGGGACTCTTTGCTCTCGGCCGTCAGATGGTGAATCTCACCGGTCCCGATCGCGTCGCAGCTTTCAAGGCGCTGGGCCAGGGGATTCAGGCTGTGACCGATTCGCTGCAGTCCTACATCCAGCAGATCGGCGAGACGATCAGGAACCTTCGTCAGTCGTTCGATGACGAACGTCTCGCAAAAGAAGTTGAACGCGCGCCGGACAAGAAGGCCGCGGCCGATCTGCTCTATCGCGCGTATCAGAACACGCTGAACCAGATCAACAACGCTTCTTCGCTCGGACTCTCGCCGGCGGAAGTCGAAGCGCTCACGAAGCGCGGCGTCGGCATTCTGAATCAGATCTACCAGCTCGATCCATCCGACGAAGTGTATGCCTGGTGGAAGCGACAGATGGACAACCTCGAGGAGCTCTCTACGCGCTCGCTCGAGAAGCTGGCGAAGGATGCGACCGACCAGGTGACAGCGCTCCTCACGTCGCTCGATCCGTTCCGTCAGTGGATGCTCGGTCTGCCCGTCAACCTCGCGCCAGCGTGGAACGCACTCGACACACAGATCAGCGGAGCGGCGGCCGCCCTCGGCGATCTCGCGCGAGCGATTCGCGACACGGCCGCGGCTGGACAGACGAAACCTGGTGGTGGTGGAGGAGGAGGCACTCACCAACCGTCGACGGATAACCCCGACACCGGTAATCAGGGCGTCGTCGTAAACATTAACGCCTCGGTGTTTGGCGTTGACGACCTTACGAACAAAGTCATCTCCGGCGTGCGCACTGCGATGCGCAAGAACCCTGATGCATTTCAACAGGCCTTCTGACCATGCCACGCACGATCACAGCACTCGGAGGATTGGAGAGCGGCGCCGCGCAGATTCCTGTTTCGCTCGTGCGCCTCGAGATCCCGGGCGCTGAGAAACGGATGCACGATCTCGACGTTACGCTCTATCTCAACCCGTCGACAAATGCCGTGAGCATCGCGCCGGGCGCAGGCCTTCTCGACTTCACGCCGTACGCGGGCCTGTCGGTTCCACAGATCGAGCTCGGTGAGGAGGAGCCGCTCGGGCAGGTCAGCATCAACGTCTCGAATGTCGACGAGGCGTGGTTCACGATCATGGCGGCGAATGCGTACAGAGAGACGCCGGCCACCATCTGGCAGGGCAATCTGTCGCTCTCGCCGGGCACGAATCCGAACGCCGTCACCTTTCAGGGAGTAGTCACGATGTGGGCGGGAAAGCTCGTGCATGTTCAAGCGACGCGCGAGATCGCGACGCTACAGTTCGAGCCGCCGGATCCCTTCAACATGACGCTGCCGTGGCGGACGTACGGACCGCCGGGCTTCACGAAGCTCCCCGTCGCAGGTACGAAGATCGTGTGGGGTTACACGGAGAAGACAGTCTGATGCCGCCGACATACGACTCGACGTGGCTGCCGGACTTCATTGGACAGACATGGGATCGTCGACGAGTCCATCGCACGCTTCGCAGCCCATGGGACACGGCTGGTGATCAACGGCGAAGCATGGCCGGCACGAATCTCCTCTGGGCCTACTCCCTCGGCTGGCGCACGCTTACGACTCTGCAAGCACAGGCGCTCCTACATGCGTTCGAGTTCATGGGTGGTGATGTCGAGGGGATGAATTTCCTCGAGTGGCCAAACACCCCGGCAAGCAATGTGGTGATCGGAACGGGCACTGGAAGTGGATCGCTCGCATTCGCCGTACACGGCTTGCTCTATGGCGGAACGGTTGCCGCGTCTGGACTGGTAATCACACGCAACGGAACACCACTCACGTATCCGACCGACTTCACCCTGGGCACATCGTCCGGCGTGAACTATACGGAGCATGTCGTGACGATTGCCGCTGCCGCAAACGTAAACGGTGCGACCTATCGCGCGTCATGGACGTCTGGTCGACGCCGGCGCAACGTGAGGCTCGAGGATGGTGCGTCGTGGAAGCTGCGCGAGCGTCCCGCCGATTCGCTGCGCCGCTGGACTGGCTCTGCTGCTCTCATTGAGACGGCAGCGTCAGACTGATGGCTCTCTTTCCTGATGTCATCGGATCCGAGCGGGGCATCGGCCCGCTCTTCACCACCAAGACCACGCGTCTCGGTCAGAATCAATTTGCCCGATATCGGAAGTCACTGCGGCCGCGGTTTGCGTTCGATATCGCTTTCGATCTGCTCACGAGTGCACAGGCGTCATCGATCGATGATCATGTGATCGCTGTCGCCGGCGCGGGCTTGACGTTCCCATGGTTCGACTGGTCGCCGTTCCATTGGTTGTGGGTCCCTGTGGGAACTGGTGACGGATCGACAACGACATTCGATCTGCCCGGTAAGAACTCGTCGGATCTCGAGGTCTTCACGGGAACGGGAAGCTCTGCCGCAGTTTCGTCGACCTCCGTGGGTACCGGTGCAAACGGGTGCGACAGATTCACTCTCACATCTGCTCCTGGAAACGGCGTTTCGATCTGGTGCAACGCGACGATGAGGCGGCTGTTCACCGTCACGTTCGAGGATGATCATCAGCCGCTTACGCGGCTGCTCGACACGGGTTACTACCAGTTTTCATCGCGGCTCAGGCAGGTGAAGTGATGCCGTCGCCTTTCAATCGCGATATCGATCCGGTCGAGAAAGAGCACGGTGGCGGCGGAACAGAAGAGCCCACTCATGGTGCGGGTGGCGGAACGTCACCTTCTCCAACGCCGCCGGACACGCCCGTCGACACGGGCGGGATGAAACCCTTCCATCCACACACTCCCACGCCACCGAAGACGACAACTCCTCCAACGAGACGGCATGCAGCATCACCGCCTCCGGCCACGGATCCACCGCCCGTGCAGAGCGATCCTCCGCCGACAGCGAGTCCGATTCCGCCGGCTCGGCCGACGCGTCAGACCGTTCGCGATCCCAGGACAATCGTCAGCAATCAGAGCGCTGCAGGACAACCGCGTGATATCCCATTGGGCAGATGCCTCCAAGGGCTGAAGAAGCTCTACGAGAACGCGTGGGGACCCAACGGCATCTATTACTACACGGTCGCGGCTCTCGGCGAGGGACCGATCCGCAAAGCGATTCCTCGCGCTGATCGTGTTGCGATTCCGCGGCTGTCGGGTACTGACATCAATCCGCAGGGCACGCTCTACCAGAGCAGCAACGGGCGCGTGCAGGTGTGGGTGTACGACGGCAGCCAGGCTGACGGTACGCAGGAGACGGCGTCAGGTCTTTCGGCGCTAGATCCCTCGTTCATCACAACTGGCAGCGAGTGGAACAAGCTGGCTTTCGCCGTCATCAAGGTAACGTTTTTTCAAAGCACACAGACGTCGATTCCTGACTTCACCTTCGACATGGAGGGATATCGGGATCTCTACGACCCGCGCGATACAACCAGAAAGTATTCGGAGAATCGATCGCTCTGGATCCGCGAGGTTCTCACGAACACACGCTGGGGACTGAAGGTTCTCTCTGGCAACATCGACGATACGACGTTCAGCCAGGCGGCGAACGATTGCGCCGTCGCCATCTTCCCGGCCACGCCTACTGCCGCACCGACGCTCGCGCTCAACGGCGCTGGCAACATCACGGGCACCGTCTGGTACACCTTCACGTGCGCGAACAGCAACGGCGTCGAATCGACCGAGAGCCCTCTTTCGACGTTCATCATCGCGAGCAGCAATCAGATCAACGTGACGTTGCCGGCCGCGGACTCGGTGACAGCGAAGCGTGTCATCTATCGAAGCGCGAACGGCGACTTCGCTACGCGTCGGAAGGTTGGCGAACTCGCGGGAAATGGCGGCGGCACGTTCACCGACAACGTGACGAGCGGAACATGGGCGACTGGTGCCACTCCTCCTACGGTCGCTCCCTATAACCCCAATCGTTATGAAGGTGGTGGTCTGATCATCTCGCGGCAGACGCAGGGCCGCGACTGGCTGAATACGCTTCGCGCGTCATGCCTCGGTGTTCTCACCTGGGACAACGGAAAGTTCAAACTGCAGATCAACACGAAGCTCGCAGGTGGCTACACGCGCAAGCCATTCAGCGAGTATTTCAACGGAGCGACGCCTCCCAACGTCGACCCCGACTCGATCACATGGGGACGCAAACCGCGGCACGAGCTCCCGAACGAAGTTGAAGTTCGCTACACCGACATCCAGAACGATTTCGGCAGCGGATCGATCGTGAAGCAGCGAGCGAGTGTGATTGCTGGAACAGAGGTGCCGCGACGCGCAGTCTATGAGCTCGCCGATGTTCCAGACTCGTCGTATGCCTCACGCATCGCGACTCAGCTCCTCAATCTCGCGTGGGACGATGCCGAATTCTCGTGGAAGGCAGACCGCTCGGCGATCGCGTGTCTCCCTTGGGACGTGGTCAGTTTCACCGGAGCTGGCTTGTCCGGACAGGATGTGCGCATTCGTCGGATCAAGAGCGACGGCGAAGACTTCGTCATCTCCGGCACCGAGTACCACGATGCGAGCTATTCCGACGAAGTCGTGCAGGCGGATGCTCCCCTCGCGGTTGGCTCATCGGGATTGCCGAGCTCTTACTCCACGCCTCCGAACGTCTCGGGCATCGCGATGGCTCTGGAGATCTGGACTGCGCAAACCGGGATTCAGTATCAGCGCGGAACCCTGACCTATACGCCGCCGGATTTTGTTTTCTTCGAAACGGTGGAGGTCTATCTCGAGATCGATCCGACCGGCACGGGTTCGAGTTACGGGCCACAGCGAAAGTGGTTCGAGGCGCCGAACTCCGGCACGCTTACGCCGCCGATGTTCGAGACCGGGAAGTATCGGCTCACTCTCTATACGCGATCGCGGACGAAGCAATTGTCGTCGGGTGTCACGTACACAACAGACGTTTTGGGCAAGGTCTCGCCACCGGCTGACGTGCCTCTCCTCGTCGCAGGAGCGAACTACGACGGCGTTCATCTTGCCTGGCAAGTGCCACCCGATGAAGACATCACGATGTATGAGGTGCGGCGCGGCGCGACAGGTGATCCGTGGGCGTCGATGGTGTACATCGCGCAAACCAAGGCACACACGCTGATCGATCGGCCGCCGGCTGGCAATCATCGGTATCGGGTGAAGGCGATCGACGTCGCAGGTCGCTACTCGACGAACGACGCATATGCAGACGTTGCATTCTTTCCAGTCGGTTCGAGTGACAGCACGACGACCGAGCAAGGATGGGATGCGAATTTTACGGCTGACGCTTCAGCAACGCGCAGCGTGTCGACGCCCTTTGCCCGCGGAGGCGTTTGGAAGGGCACTGGTTGCATCGTCGCAGAAGAAACCGTGCTCGCGTGGTCACCTAACGGACCTATCGCGACAGACGCGTCGTGCGTCATGTTTCTGTGTCGGCAGGACTCACCGAATGACGCTGCGACCGAGCAAACGGCTGCGAGCCTTACGTCCGTCGGCGCGTGGGCCAGCAGCATCGACGATCCGCGGCGTGGTGGCGCTCCAATCTGGGCACCGTTGCCAGCGTTCAGCGGCGCGCAGATGAACAGCGGCGAGTTTCTGTGCGGCATCAATGCATCACTTGGGCGACTCGCTGAGGTTCGCTCGCGCATCGTCGGAATCGCGGACTCGGGAGATGGATCGAGTCCCTACGCTGTCGCTCATGTCTTCCCAGTGATCAAAGTCGATACTGTGAAAACGCAGGGACCGACAGCGGCTGTAGGACCAAACGCGAATCTAGCGATCAAGTTCGGCATGCTCCTTACGTCGAACAGCCGGACCTATCAGCAGATCGTTCAATCGCAAGCCTCACCAGCGGCCGCTGGAGGCTCGCTGCCGAGCGCTATCGTTTTCGGTGAGGTCTGGGATCAGAAATCATTCAAGATCGCATCAGGGACAGCAACCACGGATGGAAGCGGCCTCGCGACAGTGACGCTTTCCTATCCTGCTTACCCGTCTCCATCGTCGTCAGCACGATTCGATGTGGTGCTGACTGCAGCAGGTACAAACGTAATCGCTGTCGTCGATTCGTATACAGGCGGACTCACATTCCGCGTCAAAACATACAACATCAGCGATGGCTCGGTCGCGGCGAGCAAACCCTTCACCTACGAGGTGTGGGACAACGGCCGTGTCAGCAACATCGCAATGCCCTGAGGAGAGAATATGGCGTTCGATCTCACAAAGCCGAGCATGACGGACGCGGACTGGTCAACGTTCGCGGGGAACATCCGTGAGAATTTTCGAGCTCTTGCACAGGGCGATGGCGCTGTGTGGCAAGGACAGAATCTCTCCGGTTACATGGCCGCGAGCGGCAAAGGTTTCACGTTGTACGACTCCGCCGGCGGAACGACGTACGAGACGCTGGAGATCGGCTCGAATCGCACGGACGCAGACGCTACGCGCACGGCTGCAGTCGCGTTCTTTGCGCAACAGCAGAGCGCATCGCACAAAGCGATCGTCGCGTTCGACGTGTACACAGATGGCGCCACGGCGAACGTTCGCGGCGGGCAGCTGCGATTTTCGACGAAGCCGAACAACTCGACGACAATGACCGAGCGTCTGCGGATCGATTCGCAGGGATATGTGCAGCAGTCCGGCGCGTCGTATCTCATCGGCAACGGCATGCTGCCGTCGGGCAGCAACTACGAGCGCATTCAGATCGGCTATCTGTCGAATGTCGCGAAAATCTTCGCGGAGGCCGCTGGAACGGGCACCGCCAGAAACCTGCAGCTGACGACAGGGGCGAACACCGGAATCGTCGTCGATACCGCCGGCAACGTCGGCATTAATGTCTCTTCGCTCTCGGCGCGACTCACCGTCGGGGCGGGCGGCACCGGGACCAACACCGAGGAGCTCCGAATCGCTTCCGGCAACGGAACGGGTGGTGTGCCGTACATCACCTTCTACAAGAACGCGACGCGGAAGGGATACGTCGGAACAGAAGCGACGGGCGGTGGTCAGCTGGTCGTGAACGGCGCTTCGGACGACCTCGTCATCGGCAGCGTGCAGCGCATGCTTTTCACGGCCGACAACGGCTCGAACATCATGGGTCAGCTGAGCGCTGCAGGATCGTGGGTGTTCGGCAAGCTCGCCGCGCTCACGACGACGGCAACCGATGGTTTCGTTTACGTCCCGACGAGCGCGGGCGCGCCGACTGGCGTTCCGACGGGATTCACCGGCAAGGTAGCGATGGAGTACGACACCACAAACAACCGCCTCTATGTCTATAACGGAGCATGGAAAAGCGTAGTGTTAGCCTGATGAAAAAGTGCGCTTCGTGCCAATGTGAGTTGTCTTTTGACGAGTTCCATCGCGACAAGAATCGCCGCGACGGAAGATCTCCGTACTGCAAGGACTGTGTTCGCAATTATCAGCGATCGAGGGGTCACGCTGAACGCGCCCGCTATTCGCAGCGTGAACGGCGCGCATCGAATCCAGAGCTCGTGCGAACCAAAGCACGTATTGACGCGCGGAACCGACGGCTTCGACTTCTCGGCATCAGCGAGCGTGATTTCGAGACCATCATTGGACGTCAAGGATCGCGCTGCTGGATCTGTCGAAGGAACAGACAGCCATTCCCACACGATCTAGTAGTCGATCACGACCATGTAACGGGTGAAGTCAGAGGTGCTCTGTGCAGGTCGTGTAATTCGGCGATCGGATTGCTCGGTGACGATGCCACGCTGTTACAACGAGCGATCGAATATCTCAACGGCGCGTGGAAGAGCACGAAAGGATGCACCATTGAGCAGAGTACGCAGCATCAAACGACAGGCGAGCCGCGACGTTCCGAAGTATGAGCCGATTACGGCGGCGCATCCGGCCATGAACGTGGGGCTCCTTCGCCGCATCCTGCCGCCTGGCATTCCGATCGATCCTCACGTGCTCTTGCGCGTGGCCGAGCTCCTTCGCTCGCATCCGCTGAGCACGATCGGTATGACGCTCGCCGAGGAGCTGCAGGTGTACGTAGATAAGGCTGTTCTCGACGCGCAGAAGCACGAAGCGGTGCAGTCAATAATCCGCGGAGTACTCGCGGAGCAACCAGCGCCCTGATCTCTTCAGGGACGTTTCGAAGTCGGCTTTCTTTGGCTGCGATTCAGCTTCGCCCCGACGTCTTGTGCGCCTGACAGATCGATCCGGATGTAATGCTTTCGTGTGATCGCCGCCGCGCGAGGAGCGCGAGGCTGCACGATCTCGAGCGACTCGTGTCCGACGATCTTTGACACGATATCGCCGGGGATGCCGGCAGAGAGCATCCTCGTGACCGCCGTTCCTTTGAGATCATGGAATCGGAGGTTTTTCACCTTCGCTTGACGCTTCGCGCCGTTCCACGCGGTGTCCACATTCCCGCCGACCTTGAGACCGAAGAGCGACGGCTCGTGCGGAGCGCGGTACTTGCACCACGCCTTCAGTTCCT